CACCAAGGCTGATGATTAGGATGACCAGCAATAGCAGCAAACTTATTGTCGTTCTTCGCACCTTCTTTGTAGCCCTTATGGGATATGGCTTTAGAGAGTACTGACTGGATCACTTGAAACACTCGGTATCGAGTTAGCCTGTTGAGCGTCGTAATACTCTTTAGTCATTGAGGTAAATTCGCCATTACCTCGGTCAATAATTGCGTGTTCAATTTCTCCAACTTTGATAAAAGTTACATTATTCATTGTTATCTCCTAAAGTTCCGCGCTAAAACCGATATATCCGGCGGTTGATGCACCTGAAACTGTGTTATAACTTCTGTATTGAGTTAGCAAAGTTCCCGTAAAAGTGGCTCCAGCATATAAGCTACTTCCAATAGTTGAAACTGTCGCTAAGGAAACGGGTGGGTTTGTCACTTCATCATACATACACAAATTTGAGTAATCTATTGAAGTTGGATTTATTCGCATTTGTACTGGCATGGCAAAGTGCATATTACAGGTTGTTGTTGATGAAGCATTACCAACTCCGCCGATATAATAACTTGCTGAGGCTGCTGCAAATTTTGTGTAATACCTCTGACAAGCGGCTAACTCTCCTTGGAGTGTTCCTGTGGCAGTTTGAAACGAAGTAGCGACAGGAGCAGCTTCTAATTGCCAACCCCAAAGGTCAACGGTCATGGTTACTCCAGCTGGTAGATAAAAGAAGGCATCAAGATACGAGCTAGTACCAATGGTCTTGCCTGAAATAGATGGCATCGTTGCCGTGACACTAAATCTCTGCCAACTTGTTGTTAGAGAAAATGGTGTAGAAGCTAGAGCTGCAACAGCAGTTGAGCCACCAGCACCAAAATTTTGGTCAATTTCTAAATTGACAGTTCTTGCCGAGTCCGCCTTGCCCCAGAATGAGAAAGTAAACTGCTGACCTGCCAACTGGCGTACATCTTCAATTTTTTGATGAACTTGATTTTGAGTATTTCCAGTCCCAGCAACAGTCATTGCATAGCGATAATAACTTGTTGACTCGTATCCAGATACAGGAGCTGTTGCCGGTGTGAATGTTTGCTGACTGATTGTACGAGTTGCCCCAGTACCATCATACGCAACAAAGTACCTGTCTAATGTATAGGCAGCCGTCGCTGGATTTGTGAAAGTTGTTCCCCGCTGTGAAATTCCCATATCTGCATTTAGAATTTTATTCTTTCCAGCAGCAAAGTTGGAAGCCCACGCAAGTCCAGTAGCAGCAGAAGAGTTGGCAACGAGTGTTGTGCCATCTGCGCCGACTGCAAGGACTCCAGGAGTATTGGCGGCAGAAGCGGAAACTAATCCGCCTTTAGCGGTCGGATTAAGAAGGTTGACCGTACCTGCCAAATCATCCATTTGAGCAGCTGTGAGAATGTCACCGCTTACCCAGTTTGCCTTAGTTGGAAATCCCGTTGCCATATCTGCTCCTAGTTAAGTATTGAGGTATCAAGTATACCTGAGGTTATTGAATTGAGTACGAATCCATCGACGATAGGTTCGGAAGTCGTAAAGGTAATGTCATAAGAAGTTGGGGTAATCGTGTAATTAGACCCCATGATTTGTACAGTCTTTTGAATCGTTGATCCATTGGATTGGACATTCTTAATGGTTACGGTGCTGAAATAGTCCAACGTCAAAGCTGCGATAATACCGGCGTTGTAATCCGGGGTTGTAAGGTCTTGACTAATGCTGTCGATGCGGATACTCGTATCTTTACGGGTCTGAACGTAGAGTTTGGCGTTAGCCAATGCCTGAGCCGTGTTATACCCCACCAAGTTATTGTTATTGACAGTGTGAAGGAAGTATTGACCAACAGATGTGGAATCGGTATAACTTTGAGCAGCTTGTCCAATGTTGGTTAATACCGCTGAGTTCACGATAAGTTTGTCATCGTGAGCGAACTTAATGTTGGAATAGATTATGCCAGTACCGTCATTCGAGAAATATGTGATGGGAGCAGAACCGTTAGTTTTAACAACGTTTGAACGAGACTTAAACACGGCGTAACCATTAGCATCTACGTAGAACGCTCCTTGTTCTACAAATTCCACGTTCTTCATAGCTGATAAGGCTATGCGTGTTGCGCCGGGGTCATTTTGGACTAATTGGTCACCTGTGTCGATTGAACGTAAAGATGTTGGGTAATTGAGAACATCCAAGATGTTGGTAATACGCGCACCCGTAGTTTGACCATTGGAAGCACCAGCCACGGTGGTAATTTCTGCGATGTTAAATAAACGAAAAGCATCCGTTACTACGAGATCAACATAACCAAAGCCCATAGGTGTTGGGAATGAATACTGATAGGCGTTGATATAACCCGAAAATTGGGTATATGTGGTTGCCAAATAAGTTGACGAAATAACTATTTTCTTATTAGGACTTAGGAAGCCGTAATATGGGGAAGCGGTGTTTTGTGGATTCCACCAACCATTTGGATCATAGATTCTGACGGTTCCCTGATTGGTCTCAAATTGGTCTTGAAGAAGGTTATATCCACCGGCTATCTGAATCTTTTGAACCTGAGACGAAATATCGACAATATAAGAAGATGAGGAAGCCCCGAGGAAGCCAGTATCGAGTTTTCCGTATGTCGCGTTGTTAAGCGTGAACGGAGTACCGACGACCGGGAAGGTAGGAGATGAGCCTAAATCAACGAGAACAGTTACGGTAATTGGATAAGAGGTAGCCATTACCAGTCACCGACGCGAGCCGTCGAGCTTCTTGAATAAACCGCTGCGGTTCCTGAGGCTGTGTTATTGACAATACCCTGTTGGATTGTTGCTACTAGTCCGGGGTCTGTCGTAACCGTTACATTCACCGATTGTTGAGCAAGTGCACCGGGTAAAGGTACTGAAAGGTAATTTGATAAATCAAATGCCCCACCGAGTCCGTTGGTTGTTCTCGTAGCCTGTAGAGCCGCATTAAGTCCATAGAGAGCCGATTGCAACGCGATAGCACCTTGGGTAGCACTTGAAAAAGGATTGCCAATATCTTTCTTGCTTAATTCTGCAAATTGGTCTGCCAAAGTCTTTAACTTTGCCATAAGTGCATCTATGGCACTGATGCTCTTATCCTGAATAGCCGCTGCAAGTTGGTCTTGGGTTGCAAGCATTTGTAGACGTAATTGCTCTTCCTGGGTGAGTTTGGTGTTCTGCATAGCAGCAGCAATTTCAATACCTTGTAAATCAAATATGCTTTGAGACTTCTTCAATAATGATGATGCTTGGTCTATTTTAAGTTGGTCGCTCTTTTGCTTTAGAAGTGCTGCGTTAGCCTTAGCATCTGCCATCGCCCTAGCCTTAATAGCGTCAGTAACTTTCTTTTCGGCTGCGGCTCTATCGAGTGCTGTTTGAACAGCAAGACGTCCAGCACCACGGGTTTGAGGATTCTTACTAACATTATCACCAAATATGGTTACTGATTTGTCTTGGAAGTTTTGGTCTAATTTCCAACCTGAACCAAAGATTGCTTTCGTATATGCAATAAATCTTCCAGCTGCTCCAATAGCACCACCGAAAGCCTTAGAAATCTTGTCAATAGCACTCACAACGCCGTCAATAGTTCCGTTAGAAGATAGGGCAGTTAAAGCATCTACCATTCCTTTACCGATTGCTATTTTAGCTTGGTCTGCTGCGACTTTTAATTTGTCCAATGAACCCTGATAGGAATCTGCTGCGGTCTTTGCTGCTCCGGCAAACTTAGAGTTTAAGGTATCTTGAACGGCTGCAAAACCTTGTGTCTTCATGGTGGCAACATCCACACCAATTCCAAGACGTTGTAAAGATGTGTAATTACCTTGATAGGCACGAGCCAAAGCCGTTGAGACGCTTGTAAGGTCTTTACCAGTTGCTTTACTGATATTAAGAGCTGTATTGAGTAATGATTGTGATCTAGTTGTGGAACCTGTCGTATTTAGGAATAATTGCATGGCTGGACGTAATTGTTCAGCTAATACGCCAGTTAACTTCTCAGTGGCTTGGATATAGTCCTCAACGCGCTTAGAATCAAATCCTAGACCCAAATTGGTCAAGGTGAGGGCTAATTGCTTAGCAGCAAGGTTATCGGCTGTAAAAGCCTTTAGAGAGGCGTTACCGAATTGGGTTATTTTATAAGCGGCAAATGCTCCACCGATTGTTTTGCCAACCTTTAGAGCTGTAGCTTCCAATGCTGACATGGAAGATTGTGCTTTTTTAATATCACTTGCACCCTTATATTGGGTAACAATGTCAATGGCTACTTTACTTGTTGAATTCAATTTTTCACCACCACACTTTTTTTCATCGTTGATTGGAAACTTCTTAGAGTTTTATCTACCGCTGAGATAATTCTACTCTGTGCTTTACCTTTATCCTCATCCCACGCCTTATAAATGACGCGTCCGCGCATTTGACCTGTTCCAGCCATGGTTCCTAGTTGTCGAGCAAAATTTGGACGAGATGATTTTTTGTTATTTGAAGGATTGCGTCCAGCCCATTCATAAATAGCACCGGCGGGATTTGAGTTAATAATTCTATAAATGGAAATAAACCCATTAGGATTTTTACGGGTTGGAGCAGTTGAGAAACGAATTCCGCGTTTCACGGTTGAAGCATTAAATTTAGGAAAACCTTTACGCTCTTTAGGTTGTGACGCAGAAAAGCTTTTAGCTGAACCGCTTACGATCCAATTACTTAGACCACCTGCTGCACTATCAACAAATCCTTGCGCTTGTCTCACTACAGGTTGAGCAAAGGCGCGAACCTCTTTATTGAGATTTCCTGCCAAATCAGGCTGGAAGGCTTTGAAGGCTCTTTTTGCCTCTTTAAAACCTCTTACCTCGACTGGCATCTTCTACTCTCTTTGCGTCTTGTTGAAGAACATCTATGATGCTTCGTATCATTATGTCGTCTGAATTAAGCAAATCCTGTGGCGCAATTCCCGTCCTCACCGCCAGCGTAGCGATGAGGTAAGTTAGGGAGTCACGCCTTACAGGTTTGGGTCTTCGTCTAAAACTTCCACCTTTGCAAGTGAAGCAACAAACTGTTCCCCGAATGGTTTTATATCTACTTCGCCGGCAACAAATAAACATTTCCACGCTAACCAATAGATGTAGGTCTGTTGACCTTCTTCTACGATTGCTTTGTAGAAACCTTTCTTATAGTTCTGCTCAAATGCGTATTCGACTACCGGAGTAATCGCGTGATCTGAAACATCTCCGTTTGCTAATGTGATACGTAGTTTTGCCATTTTTAGCCCCTTTGTTTAGTTATTACCAAGTACCTGTTATTGCGTATGCGACTGAACCGTTAACTGTGAATGTAATGTCCTGAGTAGAGATATCACCAACAGCACCGTTAATAGGTGTGAGGTTGTTAACCAATACTAGACCAGAATACAGTGGGTTGGTTGCTGAAATAGTAGGTGATGCTCCACCTGTGTTAACAGCTTTGAACGCTGTTGATGCGCCGTAAGCGGCTTGAAGTGTTGCAAGAACCTGCGAGGTTGCTGTGTCGTTCAAGAACGAAACTGTGATAGAAGCTGATTCCAAGCCTTTAACAAATTTGTGCCCGGTATCACCCATAGCGGTAACTTCGAGCTCATCGAACTTCTGATTGACGGTAATTGACTTTACGTGGTCACTGAGATCAACAGCCCCGAGCTTAAAGCCAACTTGGTTATTTAGAAAAACTGCCATTTGTTATTCCTCTACTTTCTGCGCCGCTGGCTTTGATGCTTTGGCTTCTGGTGTTACCTGACCGATTTTAATCAGGAAATCTTTATTTTCTTGTGTTAGTTCATCCATTTTTAGCTCCAACTCGCTAAGGTTTCGATTGACATTTCAACGGATAACATTTTACCGGCTTCATCGCCTAAAACGGTTGGAGCAGAGATGTTGACTACGTTGAAAACTAAATCCGGTGCACCTGATAGTTTAGCAAAGACAGCCGTCGTCATGGCTTCGATGTTCGCTAGTGCCGCTTGATTGTCATAAAGTTCTGTCGTTATTGTTAAACGCAAATGAGCCATAGGTGAAATGGTTGTACGCGTATTGTTATTGCTTGTGAGCATTGGGTCATCCCACGTAATAATTACCGAATTAGCCAGCGGTGAGGCAGGTGGAAAGGAGAAGACCTGCCACACCGTTGGGTTATCTAAGCAAGCGGCAACGGCTGAACGGATCGCAGTGACGGCTGCGTATGCCATTTTTAACCAACCATTCCACGAGGACTTAGATGTGGCGCAAGCAAACCTCTAACGCGAGAGAGCAGCGAGTTACCCATACGGTAAGGAGAAGGAGAAAAGTCAGGAGATACGCCACCGGCGTTAGATTGTTGACGTGCTTGCCAAATATCAACGGCAAGGAGCATAGATGCTTCACGAACTTCTGGAGTCGTTGAGTAATCATCACCAAATAGTTCGCCTTTAACTTTACCAAATGGCAAGATTTGATGCCATGGTGAATCTGCCGGTGATCCTGTTGGTGTGTATTGAATGATGGAATAGCCGCGTGGAAAGTTGTAATTTGCATAAGGAAAAGTATTGAAATAAGGAAGTGTGCCAGACCCATTCGTCCATGGGTAGGTTCCTGTAATTGTGTAGGTTCCATTAAAGGTTGAACCTGAACCTGAGATTGTCACGCTTTGACCATAGACAAAAGATGGATTTGCGCTCATTACAACGTAAGCCTTGCCACTATAAATTGCAGCTGAGACTACGGGAAATTCATTAAACCAAAGTTGCTTTTTGACAAGATTTTCAGCTGACTGGCATACCTCTTCGACCACTGTATCGGAATAAAGAGTGCCGATACCTAAGTTGGTGCGCAATTCTGCGACTGTGACGTACGTGGCTGCCATGACTACCTTTCTTGTCGGGTCAACCCCGGGCAGGGCTACTAACCCGGGGCGACCGTACTATTTCCTAATTAAGCGATGTTAAAACGACGGATACCAGCAGCTTGCTTCACAACGAGTGAACCATAACCGTAGATAGCCATTTGAACCTGACCATTTGTAACATTGTTAACGGAGAAGTAAGAAGTTGGTGATTCGTACCAAGTAACAGCCTCAGGAACGATGATAAATGCTGAATCGTCGATTGTTGTCGAAACAGCTTGGTAATCAACCATCAGATCAAGTCCGAGAACGTTACCCTTGATTGAAGTTGGGTTAGATTGTCCAGCAGCGTTCATTGGAGCAGCTGCGTTGTAAATTGGACGACCTGTTGTATCAACAGCACCCATAAGGGTTGTCCATTGTGAAATACCAGCCAAGTAGTTCTTAGCAAAGTATGAAGTACCTTGGTAAGCCAAAGCTGATTCTGTTGAAACGAAGTCGATGATACCTGCTGAGTTAGCGGTGTAGTTCTTTGTTCCAACTGTTCCACCGGCAACAAGACCAGCAAGGATAGCTGCGTCGATTGACTTCAAGTAAGCAAGTTCCATTTGCTTTGATAGTTCATCAAAGAAAACTGGATTTGAACGCTCTAGAAGTTCGAGAGTAACAGTCTGTGCTCCAGCATACTTCTTTACTGTACCTGTGAGGTAAGCGGAAGTCATGCCTGTTTCACCGATTACACCTGATTCGTTAACTGCTGCAACAACTGGTGCTGTCTGTGTTGGTGTTACGAGTGCTGGAATCTGGAAAGTCATACCAGAAGAAGGAAGAACGCCACGTGATACTGCATCACGAGCAGGTGCACCAAAGTTGGTGTTTGAAACGAATTCCTTCAAGTATTGAATAGGGTTGAAGGCAGGGTTAGTTGTACCGATTGAGTCTGCTGCTGCCTGAACGACCTTTGGGTCTTCTGCTGCTGCGATCCATTGCTTTGAGTCTTCATCACCCATAGATGCACGAAGTTTGTGCTCTACGTAGCGACCCATCGAAGTAATACCGTGACGTGGAGCAGATGTTACTGCTGCGTACGGTGCTGCTGCTGTGATGGTTGGACGTGAGGCTTCCGCTGTTGCTGCTGCCTCAGTTGTTGCGGCTGCGGTGTTTTCTGACACGCTTGCCTCACTTTCTGTTTGGGTTTCGGATTCTTCCAATGCCTTTTCAGTCTCTTGAATTACTTTAAGAGCTTCAACTGCGTCGGAAATCTTTTGGATTTGTTCGTCTTCCATGTCTTCAAGATTTTGTTCTGCTGTGTCGTCTTCCATCATGTCTCCGGCTGCCGCTGCAACGCTGGAAACGCGAGCTGCGTCAAATGCTGGAGTTTCCACAAGAGATACTTCACGGAGAGAACTTGCTGTAACTACCATTGTTCCGTCTTTACGCTCTTTTGATGCAATAACTTCTACACCGACTGAAAGACCGTCAAGGAGACCTTCTGCAGCTTTAATAAGAAAATTTTCACCATCGCGGCTAGCTGAAATCTTAAACGTCGCGTACATTCCGTCATCCGCTTCGGTGATAGATTGAGCGCGTCCAATGACTCCCGATGCTGTTTGTTCATGTTGCGCGAGCAACTTTATCTTGGATACGTTCGGGACTTGAATGGAGCCACGCTCAAATATAACGGAACCAGCACTTGTCATGCCCGGAGTTCCGAAAGGTACGATTTTGCCGGAAATGATTCGACGACCAGCGTCAGCAGCCGTAACGACTGCACTAAACTCAAGCTTCATCCTGATTTCCTTCTGGGGTTAGGTCTTCCATCGCTTTCGCTTGGTCGAGTGAAATTAGATTAAGTTGCAATAGTTTCTCTGTTACTGCTAAGCGATCTAATGGGTTAGCGCGTAGGAAAGTTTCGTTAACGTCAAAGCGAACGATTTGACCGCGTGGAGTAATATCATCAAGAGATAGACGGTCTTCAATAGCCGTGATATAAGGTTGAAGTGTATAAGCTAAAAATTCTTTACGTTTGTCAAGGATATTGCTATACGTGTTTGAACGCATTGTCTCAGCTGAAAGATATGTTGCGTCAACGTTCATCATACGACAAACCTGCAAAGCCATGTTCTGGATTGCTTCGTTATACATCATCTCAGCCGGGCTGAATTGTGTTGGTGTGTAATCCAACGTAGATGTTAAGTAAGCTGTTGATTTAGCAAGACGGGATTGTTTCCATGTTGCAAGTAATCCTTGTATAACATCGTCAGGAAGGTCTGCGCCGTTGTTCTTTATGAATCCGGAAGGCTGTGGGGTTTGAGCAGCGATTGAAGCAGCAAGTTCGAGATCTGCTGCTGCCTTAATTGTACGAGAGCCGCGGAGAAGGATGCCTTGGTCAAGATGCTGGTAAGTAATAAGAGATCCAACGCCGCTATCCGGCACTCGTTCTCCGTTGACCATATAATAGTCAATTTCGGAGTTGAATTTATTAAGTTTAAGCGTAACACGGTCATTTTGTAGCCACTCGAAATGGAGTGGGCGATTATCACTACCAACATCTGTCACTCTCCAATAGGCAACGCCATACATGAGAAGCGAATCAACAGTCCACGAAATTGTTACTGCGCGTGGAGCGCGTTTATCAGGTTGACGAACCCACATAGGTTGGTTCTGAATTTCTTCACCTGTTGACATAGAATAAATTTCAAGAGGAATAGATGCAGCAGTACCGCAAATAAGATTTCTGCACTGTGCGATGGAAGGTACACTCATCGCGTTCTGACGATCTATTGAGGTAGCAAAATTGTTATAGCCACCTAAGCCGTAATTGCCCCAGTATTGACCGTAAGGAGCGTCGTAAACCGCTGGGTTGATTTGTGCTTTGATTTCAGTCTTAGCAGCTTGAACAGGAGCGTTATCACGCCCGAAAAGGTTTTGGAGTACGCCCATAGTCTTGTAATTATAGCACTGTAATTACAATTATGTAATTACAAACGCGTTATTCGCCTGAATAGATTTTAGGGATTGACTGTGGCTTGGTTAATTCGTGAACGACCATCGCGGTAGAGATAGCAGCTTGAACTTCTCCGGCAGATTTGCGCCGGATAATTCTCCAGCCAGCATCGTTGGTTTTCATCGCCACGTTGTTCATTTGAGCGACCCATTCATCCTGCCCCGAGTGAACAAGTCGCCCATTATCTAAAGCGTCCTTTAGATCCGAACAAGCCTGATAGAACTTCTGACCTGATAGCTCCTCAACCATCACGCCGGACTTCTCCAACCTATCGGCTATGGTTGCAGTCGCATACTTATCGTATAAGACTGCTCGCGGACGATACTTTAACACCCATGCGTGGATTTCTCTAGCGAGTTGGAGTTCATCGACAGCGACTTCACTGCTCCATGTCTCCATAACGCCTACTCCGATTTTGCCGTCTTCTTGGATGATTCCAGCAACAAGAGCCGCTGATCGCTTGGACGGACTGACGTCGAACGCCATAACTGTCGTGCCAGATTGCGGTAAAAGTTGTAATTCGGTGTTGGTTGTTTTTTCGATTGTGCCATAACTCCACGGGCTTTCTAGTGACGAGACCCATTGGCAAAGGAGTTCAGTGCGAGTAGCTTCGACAGAGTTCGTGGCGACTGATTCTTCAAGGGTTTCTTCTGTGATGAGGTGACCGAGAGAAGGATTTGCCATCGCCCACGCCTTACGATCGTTAATTTTACAATGCTGTGGTGCTGAGTATTCATACCACGCAAAACTTTGCGTTGGGTAACTGAGTGCGTTTTCGCGCAAGTCGTTGAGCACTTCTGAGAAAGCATCACCAGCGTTAGAAGTCGTGAAAGTGACGCCACCTGTTGCTCTAGTCGTTGGTCTAGCCGCTTTCCAACCCTCAACCGAAATTTCCCGGAGTTCGTCGATGTAAAGGA